TCAGGACACGCATCATGCAAGAACTCACCGCACTGAAGACACCAGAGTGTCTGGTCAGTGAGGCTGAATGGTCGTGCGTGCGTGTGCTCGCATTCGCTCATGCTCCTGCCACCCTCACGCTGTAGTTCTGAACAGCCTTATAGATCGACTTAAAGTAGCGGCCCGACCACGTATGAATCTCACCATTCGGGTCGATGCCAAGCCGCCACGACACGATCTCAGTACCCGACTGGGCCAGCACGTACCCGTAGTAGTACGTGCCCTCGTAGTGAGCGTCCGAGCCACGCTCCGCGATCACTACATCCAGCACCGTCGCACCGTTAGGCAGGCGATCACCTACCGCAGGCGCACCGGCCAACTGCTGCATCGTTACAACACTCATGCCGACACCTCCTGCGCGAGGTCATCGATCACGTCGATGACACACTGCCTGAAATGGGCGATGTCTTCACGCCACCACCCGTTAGGCATCTGGTTCTGCATGTAGGTGCTGAGTGCAGTGCGCACCCGCAGCCAGTCTTGTGCTTCAGTTTCCTTGCTCATGTCTTGCCCCTTCCACTAGATCAGCCCGCCGAGACCATCCCGGCGGGCACAACACCAAGTAAATCAAAACCCTCATACACCCTGCAATCAGACCGAGCGAATGAACCCGGTCTCATCCTTCACGCGACCCTTCTGCCGCAGGCCAACCACCACGCCCGACGGATCCAGCGTGCGATCATCCGACAGGTCACCATCGATGACCTTGAACCCGTGCCACGTCTCCGGTAGCGGCTGACCCTTGCGCACCGCGAACGGCATAGCCACGTTGCAATCACCCGCCAGCAGCGCAGTCAAGAACGCATCCGGCGTATGCGCAGGCTCCTTCGCCGAATAGGTCAAGTGATACCCCGGCATAGGCTCCCGATACACCGCTCCCCACGCCGTGTAGTCATACATCCGCACATCCTGCGAAATCAGATACTCCATGCCCTGCCGAGCAACCAACTCCCACCGGATATCGCTCACAGTGTTGAGCCGTAGGCTCACCTTGCCGTGCTTACGCTGCGCCTTACGGATCTCCGACCCGATCAGCACACCCGCCTCATACGGGTGAGTGAGCACAAACCCCGTGCGCACATTCCGAGCATGCTTCACCGACGACAACACACCCTTGCCCGAATTCGGGCCAAGGCACGCCGCCTCACAACCCTTGCTCGCCATCGGGCACAAGTTCACCGTGCGCCCCAAAAACTCCGCAGGCAAACCCCGAGCCGGAGTCAACATCAGCCCATACGCCGCACGCTCACTCTTCCCAAGTTTCGGCTGCGAACCAGGATCCGTCAGGATCGCACCCGCCGTCTTCAAACCAAACCCGGCGCGATACTCACGCCACACCCGCCGCGACCACGACACTTGATCGCTCACCTCATTGAACCCATCCACCAAACCACGACCGAAAGAACCGGCCTGCAACTTCTTCTCCACGAACGTCAAAGCCAAACCCATCACAACCTCCAAAGAATCAGCCCCGGCGGCCATCGCCGGGGCACACAACCATTAGATCATTTCCCTCATACACGCTGCAATCACGCCGAGATGTAATGCATCCCATAGCCCTCCCACCAATCCTTCGCAGCCTCATACGCCGCCTGCCAATCCACCACGTCATACTGGGTAAACGCCTCCACAACACGCCCATTCGAACGCGCCTCAAACGTCGCACTGTTGTTCCAGTAAATGGTCACCGTCTCACTCGCACGGTAGATTTCGTCCATCACACACCTCGCAATCAACGCGCACCGGGCCATCCGGTGCAGCACTGACACTATTAGATCACATCCCTCATACATCCCCCTATAGATTCCACGGGTCGACCGCTAATGGAAACAGTCAGGCATGGCCCCCCTGGGCCACGCTTGCGCCCCCTCGCTGCGCCCCCTGGATCCCCCTATGGCACATGCTTCGAACTTGTGTGCAAGGGTGAGGGATACGCTTGGAAGGCATGGCCAACCCGGCCACTTTTTAACTACCCCACCCCCCCACACCCCCCGGTCACCAAAAAAATTTCCACCTAAACTAGGACATAGTGGGGCGTGTTGAAAAAAAGTTTGGGTTGGGGTCTTGAAACGCGCCGATTTTCAAGCCCCCTCTATATGTAGAAAGAGTTTTTGTTTATGCCCCGTCGGGGCTTCGCCCCGAGCGGGGCTTTAAGTGTTTTTTGGAATGTAGTAGCCCTCAGTGTGTCTCCTGTTGGGGGTCTGTTGTTTGCCCCTGGTGGAGGTTGTGGTGGATTCTGGTTCCCGTCGTCGCGTCTCGCCGGAGGAGGCTCGCCGCGAGTTGTTGGATTTGGTGCGGCAGGGCCGCACTATTGCGGATGGGTTGAAGGTTGTTGGCCGCTCGCGGTCGTGGTACGACGCGCAGCGGCGTGATGTTGAGGGTTTTGCTGTTCAGGTGGATGCGGCCCGTCTCCGCCTGTCGGATCAGGCTGAGTCGGCCCGCCGTAGTGATATTGGTTTTTCGGAGTTCTCGGAGCGGTATTTGGGGACTCGTGTGTGGCCGCATATGCAGAATGTGGTTGACCTGTTGGAGGGTCGGGAGCCTGGTTGGTTGCCGGATCCGATGGTGTTTGAGCCGGGTGCAGCGGGGCTGGCCCGTTTGCTGGTGAATGTTCCGCCGAATCATGCGAAGTCGATGACGGTGACGATCAACTATGTGACGTATCGGATTGCTAAGGATCCGAATATCAATGTGTTGGTTGTGTCGAAGACTCAGGAGCAGGCGAAGAAGTTTCTGTATGCGATTAAGCAGCGGTTGACTCATCCTCGGTATGCGGATTTGCAGGTGGCTTTTGGGCCGGTGGATGGGTATAAGGCGACGGCTGATCAGTGGGCTGCGAATAAGATTTATTTGGGTGGGGATGCCCGCGATTCCGGGGAGAAGGATCCTACGGTTGAGGCGTTGGGTATGGGTGGTCAGATTTATGGCTCCCGCGCTAATTTGATTGTTCTTGATGACGTGGTGACGTTGTCGAATGCGGGTGAGTGGCCGAAGCAGCAGGATTGGATTCGGCAGGAGGTTGCGTCTCGTCTTCCTCCTGGTGGGGGCCAGTTGCTGATTGTGGGTACTCGGGTGGCTCCGGTTGATTTGTATCGGGAGTTGCGGAACCCGGAGCATTACACCGATGGTGTGATTCCGTGGACGTATTTGGCGATGCCTGCGGTGTTGAAGTATGCGCCTGATCCGGTGGATTGGGTGACGCTTTGGCCGAAGAGTGAACAGGTTCTTTCGGACAATGATCTTCCTGATGAGGAGGGTTTGTTCGAACGTTGGTCTGGTCCGCGTTTGAACGCGGTCAGGAATGAGGTTGGCCCCGGCAAGTGGTCTCTGGTGTACCAGAACCTTGATGTCGCGGAGGATGCCATCTTCGACCCGGTGTGCGTCAGAGGCGCGGTTAATGGAATGAGGAAGCCGGGTGGATTGGTGTCTGGGGCTGCCGGTCACCCGCAGGACTCTGCGGGTTTCTATCGGGTGATCGGTATTGACCCTGCGATGAGTGGGGATACGGCTGCTGTGGCGTATGCGGTGGATCGCCGGACACAGAAGCGGTATGTGCTGGATGTTCACGTGATGACGGCTCCTACGCCTGCGGCGATTAGGGAGTTGATTCGTTCGTGGGCGGAGGCGTATAAGCCTCATACGGTGATTGTTGAGTCGAATGCGTTCCAGTTGTTTTTGACTCAGGATGAGGAGATCCGGTCGTTTCTCGCGTCGCGGGGTATCGCGTACCGACCTCATCACACCAGCAATAACAAGACGGATCCTGAGTTCGGTGTCGCGTCTCTTGCCCCGTTGTTTGGGACGAAGACGAAGCGTGACGGCCAGGAGGCCACGAAGCATGCTGGTGACAATTTGATTGAGTTGCCGGATCAGTCTCGCAGTGAGCATGTGAAGAAACTGGTGGAGCAGTTGATCACGTGGCAGCCGGGTGTCCGTGGGAAGAACTTGAAGATGGACACGGTTATGGCGTTGTGGTTTTGCGAGATTGTGGCGCGTGAGGTGCTGGTTCAGTCCAGCAATGTGAAGAGTTTTCTGTCGAATGAGTTCGCAGCCCGTGGCGATAAGGATGCCCGGTATGTGATCAATCTTGATGAGTTGGCTGCAGCGCAGCATTTTGCTCGCATTTAGGAGGTGACGAGTGACGAACTACGCAGCGAAGTTTGATGCGATTCGCAAACGGAACGCGGAACGTGACAAGCGGATGCGTGAGGTCGCGCTCGTTCGTGCAGGGCACGCCGAACAGGTGTTCCCCGGTTTATTCCCTGAGGGTACGTGGAGTAAACCGATTGTTGCGAACTTGATCGATGTCGTGGCGAAGGATCTGTCGGAACAGATTGGTGTCATTCCGACGATCACCGCGACGGGTGATTCGACGTTGGATGAGTCGTCCCGGTCGAAGGCGGATAAGCGGACGAAGATCGCGAACTTCTATATCGCGTCGTCGCGTTTGGCGACGAACATGATCCGTGCCGCTGACCAGTTCATCACGTACGGTTTCGTGCCGCTGCGTGTGGAACCGAACTTTAAGGACAAGCGTCCTCATATTCATGTGGAGTCCGCTGAGGGTTCCTACTTTGATGTGGATCGTTTCGGTGTGGTGAACGTGTACTGCCACGTGTTCCAGCGTCGCGCTGGTGACTTGGCGGCGAAGTTCCCTGAGCATGCTGACAAGATCCTGAAGAAGTCGGCGTTTGGTGCGTCGGTCGACGCGAACCAGTTCATTGAGGTTGTTCGCTGGTATGACGCGAACGAGTCGGTCATGTTCATTCCTGAGCGTGAAGGTCTCGTGGTGGCGAAAGCCGCGAATCCGCTTGGTCGCGTGCCGGTCGCTATCGCGCAACGTCCGAGCCTGGATGGTGAGCAACGGGGCCAGTTCGATGACGTTCTGCCGGTGTATGCGGCGAAGGCGCGTCTGGCGTTGCTGATGATGGAGGCGACGCAGAAAAGCGTTGAGGCTCCGCTGGCTATCCCGCAGGATGTCACGCAGTTGAGTGTGGGACCGGACTCTGTTATCCGGTCGAACAGCCCCGACAAGATCAGGCGTATCCCGCTGGATATGCCGAGTATGACGTTCGCTGAGAACAACTTGCTGGGTGAGGAACTTCGGTTCGGGACTCGCTTCCCTGAATCCCGAGCGGGTCAAGCGGACGGGTCGATTGTTACCGGGCAGGGCGTGAAGGCTTTGCAGGCTGCGTTCGATTCACAGGTGAAGGTCGCGCAGGCGATGCTCGGTGAAGCGTTGGGTGACGCGGTCGCTATCGCTATGGCTGTTGATGATGCGTACTTCCCGAACTTGAGCAAAGAGGTTTCGGGTACAGCGAACGGTGTGCCGTACAAGTTGCGGTACAAGCCTGCGACGGACATCAACGGCAACTATGGCGTGATGGTTGAGTACGGGCTGATGGCTGGGCTTGACCCGAACCGTGCATTGATTTTCGCGCTTCAGGCGCGTGGCGACAAGTTGCTGTCTCGTAACTTTGTTCGCCGTCACTTGCCGATCACCTTGAACTCCAATGAGGAGGAGCGGGCGATTGACATGGAAGAAATGCGGGACAGCCTGAAGGCTGGTGTCGCATCGCTTGCTGCGGCTATCCCGCAGATGACTTCGCAAGGGCAAGACCCCAGCGAGATCATCGAACGGATGGCATCTGTTATCGCTGCCCGAAAGAAGGGCGTGGCGATTGAGGATGCTGTCGCGAAAGCGTTTGAGAAGAAGGAAGAAGAGCAGGAGCAGGCGGGTGACATTAACCCGCTAGCCCCTCCGGGCATGCAAGACATGAGCGGCCCGGTTGAGAACGAAGCACTCCCGCAAGGGCCACCGCCTATGCAGCAGTTGTTGGCTGGTTTAACGGGTAGTGGCAATCCAGTTATGGCGGGCCGAGTGGTTCGTCAAGTTCCCGCATAAGGAGAAGAGCATGGCGATGGGTAAGCAGGGGAAGCCGGGTAAGGCCCCCGTTGGTCAGGCGATCATGGGCAAGAAGCCTGGTGGTGGCGTTGTTGGTGGCGGCCAAGTTGCAAAGGGTTCTACCCCTAAGGGCATTGGCGCAGGCGGCAAGAAGAACAAGTAGTCATGGCTGACTACAAGGGCAGCACTCGCTTCGTGAAGATGCAGCCCAAGAAGTTGAAGAAGAACGCCAAGCAGGCAATCAACAAGGACGACGCTCGTGGTTACCGCAAGCGGGTCGTGAAAGCCAAGCGCATTAAAGGTGACACAACTGCGCAACCTAAGGGTATGGCTCGTAACCCTGGTGATCTAGGGAAGTTGATTGCTGACCAACAGAGGAAGAAGCCTTACTGATGGCACGCCCCAAGGAAACTAACAAGCGGCAGTTGAAGGGTCGCAGCAAGAACTCCCTTGAGCAGGTTCTTGAGTGGATTAAAAGCAATCCGGGTGATGCGGCGTTGCTGCTTGCTGAGTCTGTCGGCATGGATCCGCGTCCGCCGTGGATGCGTGAGAAGCAGAGCAAAGAAGACCTTGCAAGTGAAGCAGGTCTTTTGGCTGCTGGTGCTGTGCCCGGTGGTGGCGCGTTGCGTCTCGGCGCGAAGGCCAGTAAAGCCGCGAAGAAGGCTAAGGAAGCATCGACGGCTGCTGAGAAGGCTGCCGGTATGGCAAAGCCGAAGACCACTGCACCGAGAGCGGGTGGCAGTGGAACGGGTCAGAAGCCTGGGGGCAGTAACCGTTTGACTCCGTCGGAGCGTGCCGCCCGACGCAAGGGTGAGCAGAAGGCCAAGACGGAGCAGGGCGCGAAGAAACTGGAAAAGCAGGACGCTGCCCAGTCATCGACGAAGTCTGTGAACACTGGCAAGGCTTCCCCGGTTCAGATCCGTGAGGGTGCTGAGGGTCCGAAACTTCCTTCTGGTGTGACGGACGCGAAGATCAAGGCTTTCGGTCGGAACCGGGAGAAGAACTTCACGAAGCCTCGCACGGCTGCGGAACGTAAGCAGGCCGCTGAGGAAACAAAGAAGCGTCTTGATATTGCTCGCCGCATGAGGGAGGAAGGTCGCCGACCTGGCGATGATGTTCCCGATGCTGCAGGGAATCTCCCTGTCGGCAACCCGGTGAAGACTTCTTCCGCTAAGCCGAAGACGGTGAAGCCGAAAGAGTCGCAGAAGGCTGCAGATCGCAAGAAGTTCACTGAGAAGGTGAAGCGCGATAAGGCTGTGAAGGCCCGCAAGGAACAAATTGAGAAAGATGTTCGTGAGGGTCGCCGTCAATCTGTGACGGATCCTCGCTCGTACCCGAGCAAGGGTAAGGGCGCGGAGGGTCCACGCGCTAGCCAAGGGCTTGTCCCGACGGGTCGCGGAAGCACAACTCGTGAGTCCACTGGTCGCCGCATTCCCGGCAACTTGCCCGCTGCCCGCCCAGGTAGCGAGGTTGTTCAGGGTCGCGTTATTCGTGGTGGCCGCAACCAGCGTGAACCGATTGATATGAAGACCCGCCCGATGGGTGGTTCCGGTCAGGGTGCTGGTCGCGGTGGCGGTCAGGTTCCTCGCGCTATCGGGCCGGGAGCGTCGTCGGCTGGTAAGGCTGGCGGTAAGACCACGGGTCGCGGTAAGAAGGCTCTGCTTGGTTTGGGTGCGCTGGGTGCTGCCGGGTTGGTTGCGAAGCAATTTGACTCCGACAAGGCTCCGTCGTCTAGCGACAAGGTGAGCAATAACCCGTCGACTACGCCGAAGCCGAAGCCGAAGAGCCGTCCTACGTTGCGTGACAAGTACGGGCGCGATATCACTCGCGAGGAGTTCGCGAAGCGTAAAGCGTACCGGCAACGCACCCAGTCGATGTCTGCTGAGGAAGCAGCGAAGGCTCGCAAGAAGGAAATGAAGCGTCGTAAGCAGTACCGATCTGGTGCTGGTAGTGAGCGTTTCGGTTCGGGTGCTGCGACGAAGACACGCAACATCCGTAACCGTCCGGGCTACGCCTACATGGATATGGCTGCCCGACGCAACATGAGATAAGGAGCAGGCATGGCTGCACCGAAGAAGCCTGCCCCCGTGAGCGGCCCCGGATCATTAAGTAAACGGACTGATGGTCCGGGGCAACCCACAATGAAGATGCCGAATGCCGCGTACGGGGAGCAGAAAGATTTCTCTGGCATTCAGGGTGCGGCGAAGATGGCGGAAGCACCATCGATTGTTCCAAACATCACTCGGCTGGACGAGCCGACTCGTCGACCTGACGAGCCGGTGACGGCTGGGTTGGATATCGGGCCGGGTGCGAGTTCCGCTGTCCTTGGCCGCAAGTCGACTGGTGAGCAGATCGTTGACGATCTGGAGCGGTTGCGGAAGTACATGCCGATGTTTGAACGGTATGCGCAGTCGGATATCACGTCGGGAACTATGCGTAGTTTTGTTCGCTATTTAAGGAGTCAACTGCAGTGAGTGTCTGGCAGCGGTTTGAGGAGAACCTTGAGTATGTGGGGTTTGATCTCGCTCCTGTTGCTTGGGACTTGGCGATGTTTCCTTTTGAGAACGACGACGACAGGCTCACGGTGTTGAAGCAGATGACGGGAAAAACTGATGGCTAAAGATGACCAGGGCTTTTTTGTGCCGGGTCAGCCGTCCGCTGATAAGCCTGCCCCGTCGCCCGTTGAGGATTTCACGAAGCAGCAGCATTTTCAGAACGCTGAGGCTTTGATTCAGAAGGATCGTGCTACTCGCCCGGAGTCGACTCGTGTCGGCGACGTGGAAGAGAAGGTCGGCGGTTACCTGAAGCAGGCCACGGAAACTCCTTTCCTCGGGTCGATCATTAACCCGCTGCTGACGGTGACCGAGTTCATCGACGACACATTCATTGAGCCGCTGTTCGAAGAGGCCGCTGCGCTGTCGCCGGAAATGTTGTCGCAGGTTTCCAAGCGCAACCCTGACAATGATTTCATCACAAACTGGCGTTTGTCTCGCGAGTACGCGAACGAAGTGAGTTTGGGTCAGGCGTGGGCGAAGCCGTTCACGTCGCTGTTGCTGCGGGGCACGAAGATCAACCCTGCGGGTGAAGGCCCATCTGCTGCTG